AGGATTACAAAAGTTCCTTATGACTCTACCTTAAAAGTAGATACTTTTTGGGACTTAGGTATGCGAGATAAGACTGCTATTTGGTTTTGTCAGCAAAAAGGATCAGCCATTCATTTGATTGATTATTTTGAAGACTCAGGGGAGTCTTTAGAGTATTACGCCTCAGTTCTTGATGAGCGAGGATATACTTATGGAACACACTATCTACCTCATGATGCTAATGTCAGAGAAATCGGCACTGGTAAGTCTCGATTAGAGATAGCACAGTCTTTAGGATTAAGAACAAGCATTGTTCCTAAGATGAGTTTAGAAGACGGCATCAATGCAACAAGAATGACATTAAGTCGTTGTTGGTTTGATTACGAAAAAACAAAAGAAGGTTTAGACGCTCTACGACAATATCGTTGGGCCACAACAGACAAAGGCGAACAAAAGAATAGGCCCTTACACGATTGGACTTCGCACAGTGCAGACGCATTTCGTTATCTCTGTGTGGGATTACAAGAATCTCAGAATTGGGGAGTTAAAATTAATTATCCAAAATTAGCTATAGTATGAAGATTACAAAAGAAAAATTAAAATCACTGATCTCACAAGAGATAAGAAACTCTTTAGGATATTATGGTGGTGATTTAACACAACAAAGAAGGCAAGCCCTCAAATATTATTTAGGTGAACCATTAGGAAATGAAGTAGAGGGACAGTCACAGGTACGCTCTCAAGATATGTTAGAGGTAGTCGAAAGTGTATTGCCTTCGATGATGAGAATTTTCACACAAGGTGAAAGCATTGTTCGCTTCGAGCCTCAAGGGCCTGAAGATGTAGCTTTTGCAGATCAAGCATCTGATTATATCAATCATATCTTTATGAAGGATAACAATGGTTATTCTATTTTACATACAATGTTCAAAGATGCTTTGATCTCCAAAAATGGTTTTGTAAAATACTACTGGAAGACATCAAAAGAACAGAAACAAGAGTCTTATAAAAATTTAACCGAAGCAGAATATCAATCATTATTAACTGACCCTGAAGTAGAAATTGTCGAAGTAGAAGATGGCAACCCTGATATTAGCTTAGAGGAATTAGGTCTTGGTGAAACAAAGTACGATGTCACTGTTAAAAGAGTCAAAGATATTGGTAGAATTAAGATTGAGAATGTACCCCCTGAAAGTATTTTAGTTTCTCGTACTGCGACTTCCCTTGATGATTGTAATTTTATAGCACAAAGAGTTTTTAAAACCCGATCTGAATTAATAGATATGGGATTTGATAAGAAAACAGTTAATGAATTACCTTTAGCTGATGAAGAGATTTACAACACCGAAGCAGTTACTCGTAGAAGTTATGATGATAGTTCTTTATCACAAGAATATCAAAATGTTGACCCTCTTCTAACGATTGTTTGTATTACTGATTGCTACATGCGATGTGATTTTGATGGTGATGGAATCGCTGAACTTCGTCATGTTGTAGTAGGTGGACATGGATCTGACTCTTATTACATACTAGAGAACGAACCTATTGAAGAAATTCCTTTTGCGATGGTTACGGCTATTCCGATGCCTCATCGTTTCTTTGGTTTATCAATGTACGACCTAATTGGTGATGTACAAGAAATCAAAACAACTCTTTTAAGGCAAATTCTTAACAACGCCTACCTTCAGAACAATGCACGAACTGTTGTTGTGGACGGACAGGCAAACATTGATGATCTCCTTACCTCTAGGGCTGGCGGGATTGTAAGAGTGAAGTCCCCTAATGCTGTCACTCCTCTACAGTCCCCCAACTTTATGCAAGAGGGATTAGCGATGATTGAAAAAGTAGATTCAATTAGAGAAACACGCTCTGGAGTCTCTAAAGTTCAAATGGGATTAGACAGTGATGTCATTAATAAATCTCATACAACTGCAACAAGTGCTAATGTGATGATGAACGCATCAACACAAAGAATTGAACTTTATGCAAGAAACTTTTCAGAAGGTGTTAAGAGAATGTTTCAAGGTATTTTAACTTTAATTTGTAAATACCAAGATAAAGAAAGAATTATTAGATTACGAAATACTTTTGTTCCTATGAATCCTAGAGAATGGAATGATCGTTACAATGCAACAGTTCAAGTAGGATTAGGAACTGGCTCTCAAGATCAAAGACTAGAAGTATTAGGTAGAGTTTTGGGCGTCCAAGAGAAATTAATTCAAGCAGGGGGTATGGGTATTGTTGATCCTCAAAAGATTTATAACACCCTAGAGAAGTACCTAGAGAACGCTGGTTACAAAGATGCTAGTCAGTTCTTTAACAACCCCTCTAATAACCCACCCCCTAAACCAAAACCACCACAACCTGATCCATTAGTAGTTTTGGCACAAAAAGAATTACAGTTAAAACAGGCAAAAGAAAAAGCAGATTTACAATTAAAAGCTAGAAGACAACAATCGGAAGAAAGTTTTAAAAAACAAAAACTAGAATTAGATCAGCAAAAATTAGCAACTGAAATATTAAAACAAAACGAAGGTAATCAAATTCAAAAAGAAAAATTAGCCACACAGATTTTAAAGGAAGGTATTAACTAATGGCATTTTTACAAAGTTCAAAAGCACAAGATATCATTAACAAATATCTAACTAATTATAACTATCCTCAACAAGCGGATATGAACGCTAATAATGTTTTTAGAAATCCTTACTCACCTGCTGGTTTTTATGCCAACGACACTGATGCCTCTCCTAAACCTGCGTTTGTTCCCCCTACCACTGATGAGAATGGAACTCCACAATGCGATAACGCTAATGGTTATTATTACGATACTGTTACTCAGTCTTGTAAGTTAATCGAAACACCTTCTAACAATAATAATAATGCTAACAATAATAATAATGGTGGTGGTGCAGAAGCAACTGGTAATTCTGTATTCGATACAATGGCAAAAGATGTGACACAGCCTTTTGGTGCAAGTAACGAATTACAAAAATATTTTAATGAAAGTATGTCAAATGCTTCAGTAAATGGCGACAAGTATTATGACTTTAAAGGTAATTTTAATTTAGGAATTCCTTCTCCTATATTAAACATGCTGGCTAGCGGAGTAGATTCTTTATTTGGTGGCCCAGCTAAAAGACAAAATAGATTTAACACTGCTGTTAATACTATTTTAGGTCAGACAACTAACCCATTTAGTTTTGGCGAAATGATGGGCGATAGTAGGTTTAGAATTTACGGCCCACAAACATATTTAAACAGAGTCGGCAATCTTCCTGTTACATCAAATCAAGGAACTGTTTCCGTTAATGATTTATTAGCTAGCATGCAAAAAGCAGAAGAGGAAAGAGGAAAAACACAAGGAAGCCCGATTGCTCAAGACAATTCAGGTGCAACTGTTACTGGGACACCATTACGAAATGCTGACGGAACTAGAAACGATGTTGCTTATCAATCTGCCGTTGCAAAGAACATAGCTAGAAATATTGCTAATACAGGTACAAGTGGATTTAGTACATCGCTAGGTGGTTTTACTCGTGGCAGATAACGAACAAAAAAGAAGCGAAGAAGCAAAAAGAATTTTAGAAAATCCAATTTTTATTGAAGCTATAAACAAAATTTCATCAGAGATTTATAACGACTTTATAAATTCAGATGTGCAAGATTCAGAACGAAGAGAAAATGCCTATAAATTTAATAGGGTACTCAATCTCGTTGTGATGCAAATAAAATCAGTCATGGAGACTGGTAAAATCATAAAAAAATAGGAGTATTTAATGGCAGAACAACCAGTAATGGACTCTGCAACAGAACAACAAACTGACTCTGTTGCACCAATGCCCAAGCCTTATAATAGAACAGAAGAGGCTGTCAACGACCTGAAGAACTTACTAAACTTAGATGCCTCTAAGAATCAGGAAGTTGCAAGTAATGAATCAACAAAAGAAGTAAGCGATTCTGAAAAGAACACCGATGACACTTTTGAAGATCCAGAACTTTACGATCAAATTGACGAAGAAATAACCTCAGAGAACAATCAGGAACTATACAAAGTTACTGTCGATGGACAGGACATTGAAGTCACCCTTGACGAACTCATGAAGGGCTATTCTCGCCAAAGCGATTACACTCGCAAAACCAAAGAACTTTCTGAAGACAGAAAGAATGTTAGTGAACTAAAAAATCAATTAACTAGGCAGAGCGAAGAGGCGAAGATCAAGAGAGATCAATACGAGAGACAGCTTCAAATTTTTGCTGAGCAATTAAGAGCAAGCGAACCTCAAGTAGATATGGATAGACTCTACAATGAAGATCCTGCGGAATATGTTCGTTATAAAGCAGAACAAGATCGTAGAAAAGAACTGTTAGAACAGGCAAGAGTCGAGCAATCAAGAATATTTTCTGAAAAACAAAAAGAGAACGATCAACAGTATCAATCTTATATTAGTGAACAGAGAAAACTTCTTGAAGAAAAACTTCCTATCTATGCTGATAAAGAAAAAGGCCCTGAATTTGTTAAAAATTTAGTTCAATATGCTAAAGATATTGGCTATACAGATTCAGAAATTTCTATGTTAGTAGATCACAGAGCGGTTATGATGTTGGCTAATGCTTATCGTTACGATAAGTTAAGAAAAGCAAATGTAAATAATAAAAAAGTAACCAAAGTTTCTAAGATCGTAGGTTCATCAAGTTCTAAAGCACATTCAGACAATGATAATGTCAAGCGTATTAACTCTAAAAAAGCAACTCTAAGAAGAACAGGAAGGCTCAATGATGCAGTCTCTATTCTTCAAGAGATGTATTCTCGTTAATAACATCAAAGAAAGGAATAAGTAATGGCACAACCAACCAATACTTTTGATACCTATGATGGCGTTAATTCCATTAGAGAAGATTTAGCTGATGTAATCTATAATATTTCACCTACTGAAACTCCTTTTATGGCAAACGCATCAAAAGGTACAGCAACAAATACACTTCACGAATGGCAAACAGACTCACTATCAGCAGTAGCAGTAAATGCTCAAGTTGAGGGTGATGACTATAGTGGCGATTCTCGTAGTGCAACAACAAGACTAACTAACTACACTCAAATTTCTGCAAAAGCAGTAACCATTTCAGGTACAGACGATAGTGTATCTAACGCTGGTATGGGTACTCAAATGGCTTATCAATTAGCTAAAATGGGTAAAGAAATCAAGCGTGATATGGAAAATGCTATGGTAGGTGTTGAACAAGCTAAAGTAGCTGGTAACGCATCAACTGCTAGAAAATCTGCGTCTGTAGGCACATGGTATGGTGGAGCATCTAATGCTTCAACTAATGGTTCACCTTCTGCAACTCCTGCTGGAACAGGTGTAACTGCAATCGCTGGTGGTACAAACAGAACATACACAGAGGCTCTATTAAAAGCTGGTCTTTTAAAGGCTTTTGAAAATGGCGGTGAACCCGATACTGTTTTAATGACAGCATCACACAAACAGCTTGCTTCTGCATTTGCTGGTGTAGCAACTAAGTACAAAGATGCTTCAGATCGTGTATCAGTTGGAACGACAGACATCTATGTTAGTGATTTTGGCGAGGTGGCCTTTGTACCAGATCGTTTCCAAAACGCAAACAGAGTTGATATCCTTCAAATGGATATGTGGTCAGTGGATTTCCTAAGACCTTTTACAACTATTGATTTATCAAAAACTGGTGACTCTGATAAGAAACTACTCTTAGCAGAATGGACTCTAGTCGCAAAAGCACCTGAAGCTAACTATGGTATATTTAACCTAACTGCATAATTATTTGTAGTCTAGGACTAGGGGGTGTTTTTAATGCACCCCCTTTTTTATTTACAAGAGGAGTAACTATGATTTTTAAAAACAAAAAACATTCTTCAGGATTGTATAAAGTTGTTGATGGATCAAAGAAAGCAGAACCTATGGTTTCTAAAGGATCATCAAAAAAACAATCTATGAAAACATCTATGGGTGATCGTAAATATGATCCCATGTTAAAGATTTCTGGTAATCAGGGTTTGTCTGTTAAAGACAGTATTGACATGATGATTGCCAAAGCAATAAAGTAAATGACAAAAAAATATTCTCTGAATGACGCTAATGATGAGTCTTCAGTTAAAACTAATTTAGTTGTTGATGAGGGTGAAAATAAATTTCACATCGAAAACTATCAAGATGAATCAACAATAAAAGAAATATTAGATGCCAATAAATTAGCACAAATAGAAGGTGCTTATAAATCTAAATTACTACAAAATGAAAAAGGATATAGAGTAGCAAGACTGCCTAATATCATAGTTCATCAATTAGCAAAAAAGGGAATATTATCTTACGCAGGAAAAGTATTAGACAAACCAGCTTTTTTTAGATGGTTAAACGACTCTGATAATAAACATTTTAGGATTTATACAGGTAATTTATAATGGCTTTAGACACTTACTCTAATCTCAAAACTACTATTGCAAACTATCTCAATAGAAGTGATTTGACTGCTTATTTAGCAGATTTTATACAACTTACCGAGACTAGATTAAATAGAGAATTAAGAGTAAGAGAATTAATTACTACAGATACATCTATAACTACTGTTTCAGGTACACAAAGTTATTCTTTACCTACAGGATTTATAGAAGCTACAGCTATTATTTATCAAAGCAATCCTTATAGAACATTACGATTTATGTCTAATGCAGATTTTTATAACAAATATAACACAAGTCAAACTGCTGGGCTTCCTACATATTTTACTATTGTTGGTACAAAAGTTTTATTAGGCGTTACTCCTGACTCAGCAAAGACATTACAAATAGATTATTATAAAAAAATTACTGCTTTATCCGACAGCAATACATCAAACGATATATTGACTAACTATCCTGATTTATATTTGTATGGTGCGTTAGCGGAATCTGCTCCTTTTTTAATGCAAGATGAAAGATTAAACACATGGGCAACCCTTTACAAAGAGGCTCTTGCTCAAGCCAACGAGGCATCAAGAAGAGGATCTACAACAACATCACCATTACAGATGTCCACAACACAGGTGGCGTAAATGATTGAGTTTGGTGATTTACAAGCCGACTTACCTGCTTTTCAAAACACAGGTGCGTTAGTTGTAGATAATGT